AAAGCACCATCGAATTGCAACATGAAAAAGCTACCAGCCGCCACAGTCATAGCGGCGAAATTCGTCGTTCCCGTCACATCGAAATAATTGCCATCTGTGTCTATAACCAATGGGGAAGCCGAAGCTATGTCACCGCCCTTGGTCATTCTCATGTTACCGGCAAAAACGGCGGCTGTCGTGCCAGTGGGGATTGTTATAACGTCAGCGTCCGCGTCATTCTTGATTGTGACATCGTTGGTCGATCCTTGACCCGTTAGAATCAAGCCCTCCGCTGCCGTGTAGCCCATAGCTGCATTATCACCGGCAGAGGTGTCGCCATCAGCGTTCACTGTAGCGGCTGTCACGTTACCCACGATATCAACGTCAGTACCGCCGGTAGCAACGGATAAAACCGTTGCATCAGCATCGTTAACAATCGTTACGTCATTGGTTGAGCCTTGTCCTGTTAAGATAAGACCCAAAGCAGCCGTGTAGCCAATAGCTGCATCATCCCCTGCTGAAGTATCACCCGCAGCATTTAAGGTTCCACCAGCAGTAATATCGCCCACTACGGTGACGTTTGTGCTTCCTGTGGGAATTTCCAAAACATCTGCATCGGCATCGTTCTTAATTGTCACGTCATTGGTCGAACCCTGACCTGTCAATATCAAACCTTCAGCAGCGGTATATCCAAGAGCCGCTGCATCTCCAGATGCTGTATCCGAAGTCAGGTTTACTTTGCCAAAAGAAAGAGAGTTAGCAAAAATACTTGATACAGCAGCGCCAGTGCCAGCACCGTCTGAAAAAATAATGTCTGCACCGCCGTTAGGGATTGTAACATTTGCGCCAGTGCCTTGACTAAATACCGCGCTTTGACCGCTACCGTTTTTGACCAGATAAAATTTATCAGCATCATTCGGAGCAATCGTAATTGTGTTTGTTCCTGTCGGGCTTCCGGCTAACACAAGAACCTTATACATGCCATCTGTAAGAGAACCATCGGTGGTGGTTAGCGTTGTAGAGGTTCCGGTTAGGCTCAAAGAAACCACGCCACTAATAGCGCGATCTATGATGTCCATGTTGGTATTGGTGGTATCGCCCCATGTGCCTGACTGGTCACCTGTTCCGGGCTTCTCAATTCCAGAGTTGCTTGTGTATGTTGAAGTCATTTATCTAATCCTTTTAAGCAGCTATATCGATCCAGCTTGCGTCTTGATCAGGAGAAATCGAAGACCACGAAGCATCTTGTGACGGAACTATTTCTCCCCAGACGTTAACGCTGCCTACTGCGCCTGTGCCCTGAAGGCCCGTTTCAATAATTATTACCCCGCTGCCCTCACTAACCGTTACGGAGCCAACTTCTCCTTCTATGTCAAACCCAACAAGGGTTACATCGTCACTAATCGAAGTCGTTACGCTTCCAACCGAACCAGTTCCAGCATTACCTGTTACAGCAAATGCAGAACCACCAGCCGCTGTAACGGAGCCAATACCCCCAGTAGCAGCAATCCCCGTAACCGAAATCGTAGCATCAATGCCAACGCTTACGCTGCCTACACTTCCAGTAGCAGCATTGCCTGTTACTGAAAATGCAGAACCGCCAGCAGCAGTAACGCTACCAACAGCACTTGTGCCAGCAGTTCCGGTAACTTCCACAGGTATGGGCTGGCCCCAAGGACCGCTACCCCATGTTCCTCTGCCCCAACCTGTGACGTTTGCCATTACTACGCCTTAAGCAATCCGTATAATTGCAGCCGTTGCGCTTGCTGTTGGAAACGTAATCGTCATGTCTCCAGCAGTCGCGGTCTTGTCTGCGCCAAAATCAAGAATTACAAGAGAGGGGTCGCCTGTTGCTGTTTCGTTAAAGATCATGCCGCCACGAGCGGTAATGCTTACAGACGAGAATGTCAGGTCCGCAAAGTCGCATACTGCCGTAGTCCCACTTGCAACCGGCGTAACGCTTGTAAGCGCAGCACCCTTGGCGCTATAGCCTGTGCCGCTTGCTTCTCCGCTAGACGTGTAAGCTGTCGTTGTTGCGTCGAGAGAAGCAGTGCTTTGGTACAGCGCCATGTTAATGGTATTGCCTGTCGAGGCGGTTAAATTGTGAACACCTTTCAAAAGCTCTACTTTGAAAGACGTACACATTGCTTGCGTGATAGCCATTTAAAGTCTCCTTATCATTTCTGCTAACTGGGGGGAGCCAGCATTAGTTAACGCATTGATAACATTAGTTCTGTCGCTTGCCACCGCTTGTTTCATGTAATGCTCTATTAAAACAAAAAGCTCATTTTTATAAAACATAGCTTGATCACGGATCGCAGGTGGAGCGTTTTCGGAAACATACATAAGCTTGTTTACGCACATCTCAGCTACTTCAGAAGGCGTATGACCACGGTTATTGGTAGTGCCAACAGTCACCTTAAAATCATCCGGCATGGTTGTTTTAATAGATAACATCAGGTCTCCTGTATCTGTAAGGCACCGTTACGGTATTGATCGCGCCTGTTTCTAGCTTCACCCAAGTTACCAAGCCTTTGAATAGCAACGGCAAATCTTTCAGTGTAGTTGGTGATAAGGTCAGGCTCACCCTTCATAAAAGTGTAAGCCTCAACAAGACATCCGTACAGCAACGCATCTTCAGCATTGTCTCCAAGCCAACTTGTGCCGCTAGAAGAAACTGTAATGCTTTCAGGTTGATATGCGTAATGAAGCTCTGTTGAGTAACCGGAGTCTGGTGTCGGCCCTACAATAAAAAAGTCATCATCAAAGATGCCATAGTATTTGGGCAGTCCTGTTTCGGTCGAGTCAGGATAAGCCTCGTTAATATAATTTACATCTTTAGGAAGAAGATATGTCCTGTTGTTACCGCTAGTAACAGCAAGACTTAAAGCGGCAATAAAGTCAGTAGGTTGAGAAAGATATTGACCACCACTCGTGAAACTACCCGTTACGTTTCTTCTGAACATGGGTAGCTGAACGGCATAAAATATGCGCGTTTCAACAATCCGTATCATCTCATCCAGATTGTTCACAAACGTCGTTTCAGTATTATCTACATAATCCTGTATAGCCGTTTTAAGTGTGGTGAATGTCCAAGCCATAATCCATTAGCCGTTTTTACGAAACTGTTGAGCGCGAGCCGCACCACTGCCACGGGCAATGGAACCACCCATACCCTTTTTTTCTTTAGACTTGACAGCAGCAGCAGCACCGCCAGCGGCAGCACCGGCAGCAGCCCCAGTGGTAGCAGCCTTATTAGCCTCTTTTAAGCGCCGACGATATTCTTCCTGTTCTTCTTTCTCGCGGCGATTTACTCGTTCCGAAGGGGCGGTTTGAAGTTGAATTGTATCTCTTTTATCTTCTCCAATACCAGCAGCAGCACCGGCAGCACCGCCAAGGGCACCACCAATACCAGCAGCAGCAATGTCTTCAGCAACGCCGCCACCACCCATCTTCATCTTGCCATAAGAGAGACTTCCGCCGCCTCTATACATAACTTTACCGCCACCCATGCGCTTTTCCGCATCTGGGTAAGGTATTTTCTTTCCGTTCATCTTTGGCATAGCACCCTCCTCAAGTTACCAGTAACTTATCGACCGCCTTTTTCTTTCAAGACAACACCAGCAGCTACCGTTATAGCTGCCGCAATCATCAGCCACACCGCCATAACAGGCACGACAGTCGAAAGAAGAATGGCACCAACGCCTACAGCCAACCAAGTCGTAGGCTCAACAATGCGTGATTTAATCCAGTTCATAGTTTTCTCCTAAGCAACAGTTATTGTTACATCACCGACAGAACCCGCTAAAGACAGGCTGTCAGTACCGTCAGGTGCTGTTCCGCCATCCCCCACAGGGTTCCAGCCAAAAAACTCCCTACTCGCCTCTAGACCCTTGTCAGGGCGCGGATCACGCAATGACTGAGGATCGAATATCCTAATGCGCCCCAGAAAGTTCTGAGGCTGGTCTGGGTCTACCACATCGTATCCCACACGAAGCCCAGTCCTCACGCCATTCTGAACCTCGTACACAAGTTTTTCCAAGGGATATCTAAA